CCACATGTTAGCGATTAAAAGCGAGGCTCCTGAAAATTATAATAAATACTTATGGCCCACAATTAGCGATGCTTTTCATTATAATGGGGGGCATATGTCTTGGGAAAGCAAACCAAAAGACGACGGTTATACGTATACCAATACCTACTTAATGATCTGTGGAGAAGCTGGACAACCAATGGACGTTGGTGAAAACAGCGACCACATAACGAAACGTTACTTAATTACCCAACATTGGGCTATTTATGATTCTTTAACTGTTGACCCAATGATAAATCCAAGATACAAGCTAAAACTTGACAAGCCTGTTGGCAACATTGGTGACACGATAATGCCAAAGGGGGGATACGTGGTTCCAGAAGGCACCACTTGTTGGGATATTAAGCAGGGGCTAGTCACCGGAGATAAACAAGGAGAAGAGGGCTATAAGGAAGACAGTCTTTGATGTCTATATTCTTAGCTTTTTATTTATTTCAGAGAAGCGGGTATAAATTTTATTTGTTTGGATCGTAATCGAATTGGCAAACACAGTGTTGTCTTCCTGCTTTTGTCCTTTGACAACGACTATATTTTTTTCTTTAGGTAACTCGTTAGCGTTACGTTCTTGGCATTCTTCAATTCTACCTCCAAACATCATTATTTTTACATTGGCAGATTCGTCTCCAACATCAGCAACAAAATAGCGGTTACCCTTTTTGGACATCCTCGTTGAAGGTTTACCGCTTATTGTCCCAACAAAATGGACCGTATCCCTTTGCTCTCTGCTGTTCACGTTTCTAATGGACTCTAAGTCCGGTAAGGTATCAATGAAAATATCTCTCAAGGTTTTTCCGTAGGTGTATCCCAGCAAATGATTTTCGTAATACCAATTAGCAAAACTTTCCGAGAACCTATTGAGCTCAAAAATCTCTTTGTAGGGTAGGGATTTCTTTTTTATTGTTCCTAACCTTGATTCTTTAATTAAAGGCTTACCTCTCTCATTATTTTGAGAGCAAACATATTTTAACGCTTTTACTAAATCATGATCATGCTTGGCTGAAGCTTCCATGCAGAACTTTTTTTCCCTTTTTGTTAAGACGTTCCATAGTTGAGCTTCATATACGATTTTTGTTCTAGATTGAATGAACCCTTGAAAAGCTCCAGCTTGAATCAAAGCGCACAAAATACCAATAGTAAGCCCAGCCTCGCTGGCCGCTTCGAACACTTCAAATTTGGTAGAGGTATCTTTTTTGAATTTGTTTAGCTTTTCTATCGACTTATCGGAAATCCCTTTAATAGAAAGCAAGCCAAACCGAATGTCGTCGCCTTCAACGGTGAAGTCCATTCTAGATTTTGTAATATGAGGAGCCAAGAGACGAGTATCGAACGCCGACATTTCTTTTTGAATTTTTGAAATTTCGTTTATCGGGTCTGGCTCGTGCCTAGTCATCCTTAGCAAACTCAAGAAAAACTGCTGTGGATATTTAAACTTGAGGTAAATTGTGGTGGCCGCTAAGGCAGCGTAAGAAATAGAATGAGATTTATTGAATGAATAGTTTGCTGAATCCTCAAGAATTTTCCAAAGAACTTTACCGACGTCAGGGTCAAGGCCGCTCTCTTTAACTTTGCTTTTAATTTTCTTTTTCCATTTTCTAACTTCGGCTCTTTTCTTCTTACCAACTATACGACGCAATAGCTCCGCTTCGTCAAGGGTGAAGCCGATTTTGTTCGCCATTTTCATTAGTTGTTCTTGATATAACGCAACTCCCCCAGTCTCTTTTAAGATGTCGTCAAAGAAGGGGTGGCTTGGCTCATAAATTCCATTGTTTGCGTAATCAGCGTATTGATCTACGTAAGCTAATGCTCCTGGTCGAGCTAAGGCTAGTACTGCGCTCAATTCTTCGAGCGTTTTAGGTTTAACTTTTCTGCATACTTTAAAGTTGGTGTCCGCTTCAATTTGAAATAGTCCATGTGGAGTCCTTAGGTCTTGAAGCTTTTCATATATAAAACTGTCATTCAGATCGATATCTTGAACCTCAACTTTTACATTTTTGCAAACATCATCAATGACTGAAACGGAACGTAAACCGAGCAGATCAAGCTTTACGTTTGAAACAGATGTCCAATTCATATCGTAAGACGATACTGAAACTTTATCTGATGATTTTTCGGAGACTTTAGTGAGCTCGGTTGGGCAACTCTCCATCATATTTTCATATGATAAAGCTAAGGCAGAGGGGTGTACTCCTTTGTTTTTTATGAGACCCTTAATCTTCAAGGCGATTTCGTAAGAGAGCTTGTTTTCGTCACACCATTCCTTGAATTCGTCCACCTCATTATAAGCTTCTTCAATGTCTTTAACTTTGCCAAAAACTTTTGGAATCATTGAGGAAACTAAATTCATCTCTTGCTCGTTTTTCTTTCCTACAATTTTGCCACACTCTTTAATGCACAGCTTGCCGCTAAGAGTATTGAAGGTGAGAATTTTAGAAGTCTTACCTTTGAACTTTTCTTCTAAATATTTTATGACATTTAATCGATTATAATAGCATATATCAAGATCGACATCACACATTAAGGAACCGTCGAGGTATGTCACCCCATCAACAATGCGCTTCTTAGCTCGAACCTTGGAAACAAACCTCTCAAAATAAAGTCCGTACTCGATGGGGTCAACCTTTGTTACCCCTATTAAAAACAGAATTAAACTGCCAGCAGCACTGCCTCGCCCAAGGCCCGTAGGAATATCGTTTTTCTTGCAATAATTAATAACGTCCCAGACCAGCAATACATAATCCACGAAGCCTAAGTCTGCAAGAGTATCAATTTCATACTTAGCTCTTTCGACATAGCGGTTATATAAGGGGTTATTTTTATTTATTTTTAAATTTTTAAATCCTAAGTTAGCTAATGAACGAAGAAAATCATAATTACTAATATCTTCACTAACGTGAATCTCCCTTTTGTACTCATTTTCAATTTTAAAACTGGGTAAACGCACCCCGTAAAGAGGTAGATTTATCCCTTCAAAATGAGACTTAAAATCTATATTTCTATCTGCCATTTTATCTTGTTCCAAACTTTCAAATTTAACTCCAAATCAACTATGGCATCGTGCAGTTTGCTGTAGTCATGATCAATCCCATACTCCTTCCCAAGGGCCGTCAGATTCGTTCTAACGCCTTTTTTACGCATATTAGTCATACGGTACTGGTACTCAATTAAAGAGCCCTCTTCTTCCTTGTGGGGGATGCCAATTTTGATACCTCTCGCAAGAGAGTTAGTATCAAGAATCTTGGGCATCAAATGCCTATAATCTAAGTTGTTTACCTTATAAAAGTCTTTAATTAGATACAGATCAAACCCGAGCATGTTGTGAGCTACTATCCAGTCAGCGTTATCTAGCCAATCTCTTATTGTAGGGAAAGCTTGCTCTGGGGGGATGCCTATATCGTCCATTTTCTTCTGACTATAACGTGTGATTCTGGCGGCTTCTTCTCCTATCTCTAGGTCTGTGTCCCATTTGATGTAAAAGTCTTTTTCCGCTACCTTTTTGCCAGAGACGGCTTTAATCATTGCGATTTGCCAAGGGAGATTGTATGAGTTATTTAAGCATAGGTTAAACGTCTCACAGTCTATGAAAACGTAAGTTTTAGATTTATCAAACCTAAGTAGATGCTCACGCATAAGCACCCCCAGTTCTCTTAGCTGTACTTGTCCGTAAAAAGCTTTTTAAAATCTTTCTGAAGGTCTGAGATAACAAAGATGGCGTGGCGAGAGTATTCTTTGTCAACTTGTGGGCTACTAGACTTAAGTCGTTCTTGATGCCTTTTTTTTTCTTTAAAAAGCGTATCTTGAACCTCTTTGTACGTAAAGACTCCCACATATTATATTACACCTCTAAAGTTATAATTGGTTTTAATTTTTCATGAGGAAATCGATAGCAAGCTCTCCCCTTGAACTTAGGAAAGTTAGAGCCATCCTCCCAGAACTCTTTCTTTTTAGCGTCTTTACCCAAAACCCAGCCAGAAATTTCCATCTCTGGATAGTTGTGAGATTTCACTAGAACAAAAACTTGATTATCTTTATCCTTCGGGTGGACTAAAAGATTACCGTCTTTGTAATCGGTACTCCTAACTTGAATGTT